AGCCATTGGACACTGCAGTAGGCAACCGGGCGATGTACGAGTTGTGCGGCGGCTTGCGGCTGAGCGAGGCAGCCTGGGCGGCGCTCGATCAGCAGCGCAAGGAATCCGCCGCGCCGATAGTGATCCCAGCCGGGCGGCCAGACCAGAAGGACGAGAGCCGCGTGGCCCGGCCGAAATGGATGAGCTAAGCGATGGCCTACACCCAGCAGGATCTGGACCGGATCGAGAAGGAGATCGGCAGTGGCGCCGTGGAGCAGCAGTACGGCGACAACCGAGTGCGCAAACGCTCGCTGTCCGAACTGCTGCGCATTCGCGCCGAGATCCAGGCGGAGTTGGCGGCACAGCAACCGCCAATCCGCCAAGTGCGCTTCAACACGACAAAAGGAGTCTGACGATGGCAGTGAAACAGGCAGAGAAGAGGCAGGAAACGAAGCCGGCGGATGCGGCACGCGAACGGGCGGCGCAAATCACGCCGCAGGTTGCGCTCGAGTCACTGCTGGTGAGCTGGCTGTGTCTGCGCGACTTTGCGCTGTGGGCCTTCGTGCAGGGCGTCGAAGCGCCCCTGGCGGATGTCGACCTGTCGCAGATCGAGGCGAGCGTGGCCCAGATGAACGCGATGCACGGCGCGGTGATGCACTTCGCCCGGCAAGTCGCCGGCAAGAACGACCCTGTCGCCGTGCTGAAGGCCGCCATTGCCAAAGTGCGCCGCGAGCACGAGCCGCTGTTTCCCCTGACGGTCCAGGGCATTCCTTCCGCGTTCTGATTCTTCCCCATTCCCGATGGCCAAAGCCGAGCTATTCGCCGACGTCTACGGCCCCGCGCCCAGTGTGCCCGCGGCCTCCGTGCCCGTCCGGGCTGCCGCACACGAGAGCGCTGGCGGGACCGCTATGCCGTACTACGACGCCTCCGGCTGGGGGCGGCGCATGTACGGCTGGAACCCGGGCAATGCCGGCCCCAACACGATCGGCATTCAGACCATCGAGACTTTGCGTTCCCGCTCGCGCTACACGGCGCGTAACGATCCGTGGGCGAACAACGGCATTGCCTCGTTTGCGGCCAACGCGATCGGCACGGGCATCAAGCCCCAGTCGATGCACCCGGACAAGAAGATCAAGCAGAAGATCCAGAGCGCCTGGCTGCGTTGGACCGACCAGTGCGATGCCCACAACGCTTGCGACTTTTACGGGCTGCAGACGCTGCTCTGCCGCGAAGTGATCGAAGGCGGTGAGTGCTTTGCGCGCTTGCGCCCGCGCCGCAAGGATAGCGGCCTCCGCGTGCCTTTACAGCTCCAGTTGCTCGAATCGGAGCTGCTGCCCACCTGGTACAACATCGATCGCCCGAACGGAAACAAGGTCCGCGAGGGCGTCGAGCTGAACAAAGAACTCGCGCCAGCGGGCTACTGGTTCTTGAAGCAGCACCCGGGCGACACCATCATTTGGCCCGGCAACGCGGGCGTGCTGCTGCGGGTGGGAAGCCAGAACGTAGCGCATGTCTTTCAGTCACTGCGCAGTGGACAACTGCGCGGTGTGCCCTGGCTCGCGCCCGTATTGCTGCGCATCCATGAGCTGAACCAGTTCGAAGACGCGGAACTGGTTAAGCAGAAGGTCGCGGCCATGTTCGTGGCCTTCGTGAAGCAGATGACGGGCCAGGGCATGTTCGGCGAGGTGCCTGGCGCGCCCGGGACCACTCCGGCGCCGCAGCCCGGTGTGGGCACGGCCGTCATGGAGCCAGGCTCGACGCAGTATTTGCGTTTGAACGAGGACGTCGAATTCGCGACTCCACCGCAGTTCAACTCGCTGCCCGAGTTCATGCGGATCTACCTGCGCTCGATCGCAGCGGGCCTCGGCGTCACCTACGAACAGCTCACCGGCGATCTGACCGGCGTGAACTATTCGAGCATCCGCGCGGGCCTGATTGAGTTCTGGCGGCGCTGCGAGCAGTTCCAGCACCAGGTCATCATCTTCCGGTTTTGCCGGCCGATCTGGGATGCCTGGATCCGCACAGCTTTGATCTGCGGCGAACTCGACTATTCCGACTACGCCAAGGATCCGCTGGCGTTCACGAGCGTCAAGTGGGTTCCACCCGTGCGCCAGTGGGTTGATCCGGCTAAAGAGATCGGCGCGACGCTCGCGGCGATCCGCGGCGGTCTGGGCTCGCGGGACACAGCGGCCAGCGCACAGGGCTTCGATGTCGAGGAGATCGACAGCGAGAATGCTCGCGACCAGGAACGTGCAGACAACCTGGGCCTGGTCTACGACTCCAATGCCCGGGACCGTACCTCGGCGGGCATGCCGACCGGCGAAGGCCCAGCGCGTCAGGACCGGAACAAGAAGGGTGTGCGCAGCGCGACACCGGAGCAGCGTCTGGCACACGCAACTCCGGCCGGGCTTTACGCGGTGCTCGAAGAGATCGTGAGCCTGGAGCTGGACCGGAGAGCGGCGTAATGGCAGCAGCACATCTTCAATGCGATGGCCTGACGGGCGTTGCCATGCGCGTCTTCAACCAGCCGCTCGCCATCGCAGGCGACAAGCTGGACATCATTGTGCGCAACGTCGTGCTGCCGCGTCTCGGCGGGGACGTGAATGCCGCTCTCGTGGTCGACCAGGACAAAAGCGACCGGAAGCCGTACTCCGTAACGCCCGAGGGCGTCGCGCTCATCGATGTCAGCGGGACGCTCGTCCGTAAGTCGTTCGGGCTGCGCCCGTGGAGTGGAATGACCAGCTACGAGTGGCTGAGCGGAGAGCTCGCCACCGCGCTCGCGGATCCCGATGTGCGTGGGCTATTGCTGTGCTGCGATTCGCCGGGCGGCGAAGTGGCAGGGCTGTTCGACATCGTCGACGAGTTCTACGCGGCGCGCGGCCAGAAGCCGATCTTTGCCTCGATCTGTGAGCAGGCCTGCTCGGCGGCATATGCGATTGCCAGCGCGGCCGACAAGATCTACATCACGCGCACTGCCGCGGCCGGATCGGTGGGCATCGTAATGTGCCACGCCGATCAGTCCGACTACGACAAGAAACAGGGCTTCCGCTACGAATACATCTATTTCGGTGAGCGCAAGATCGACGGCAACCCTCACGAACCGCTGAGTGACGGGGCGCGCGCGGTACTCGAGGAGGAAGGGCGGCGTTGCTACGGGATGCTGACCCAAGCCGTGGCTCGCAATCGCAGGATGACGCTCAAGGCGGTCCAGGAGACGGAAGCCGGGCTCTACTTCGCCGAACAGGCGATCGATGCTGGCCTGGCGGACGACATGGGGACTACCGACGTGGCGTACGCAGCGCTGGTCGACGAGATCGCGCGGCGGGCAACGGGAGACACGGAGGATTTTCAGGGCAAATCTCAGCGGGCTGCTGAGCTCGCGATGGCACAGGTTTCGGAAGCGGGAGCGTCCGCTCCGAGTTCGACGAAGGGAGAAACGATGACCAAACCGAAAGTGGCGGGCGCAACACCATCGCCCGCAGCCGGGAAGAAGCCGGTCGAAAGCGACGAGCCGAAGGACGCTAAGGGCGGCAAGGGCGCCGCGGCTGACGACGACGAAAACGACGATGAGATTGACGCCGGTGCCGATGGCGCAGACGACGACGATGATTCCGGCGACGCGGGCGGCAACGGCAAGGGCAAACCCGACAGCAAGCCGCGCGGCGGGAAGAAAGGTCGCAAGGCCGAAGCCGCGGCTCTGCAGCCTGCGGCGGCTGACGATGCCCCCGCTCCTGCGCAGGCTGGTATGGCGATGGCCGCGGAGATTGCGGACCTCTGCATTCTCGCAGGCATGCCCGGCTTGACCGCGCAGTTCATTAAGGCCGGCCTGACGCCTCAGCAGGCTCGGGAGAAGCTGATGGCCGCGCGGGCTGGCGGCGACCAGACCGAGATCGACCAGGCCATCAATGCAGACACCGGCACCCAGATCCGCGTTCCGCCCGCCGAGACCGGAGTCGTGAAGAAGTGCAAAGCGATGGCGGCGCGCATGCTGGCGCAGAAAGGCAGGGCCTAATAGATGGCGGTTCAGGTTCAAGCATTCAATCAAGGCGACTGGCTCAAGTGGGAGCATGTGGATCATCGCTTCAGCCGCGATGAAGTCGTGCTCGCCGCGGGCCAGGCGAACATTCTCAACGGTACGGTGCTCGGCCAGCAGACTCTCACTGGCGACCTGGTGACCGTCGTTCCCGCAGGCACGAACACCGGCAAGGGCATTCTCACGATGGATGCGGCCTCGCCTCTCCTCGCTAGCGCGCAAGCCGGCGCCTACGTGGCTAAGTGCACCGTGGCCGCGGCCAACGGCGGCACGTTCACAGTGACCGATCCCAAAGGCAACGTCCTTGGGACCATCGCCGTCGGCGCCACATTCGCGACCCAGGTCAAGTTCGTCATCGCCGACGGTGCGCCGGACTTTGTGGTCGGCGATCAGTTCTCGATCGAGGTCGGCCCGGTTGCTCCGGCCACCGTGGTGCCGCTGAACTTGGGCGCCTCGGACGGAACGCAGAACGCTGCCGGTGTGCTGCTGTTCACCACCGACGCCACCTCTGGTGCAGTGAAGACCACGATGATTGCCCGCGAGGCGGTTCTCTCTTCGTACGGCCTGACTTGGCCGGCCGGAATCACGCAGGCGCAGCAGGACGCTGCTGTGGCACAACTCGCCGCGAAAGGAATCCAAGTCCGACAGAGCGCGTAACGCCGCCCAGCCGCGCTTCAAAAGGAAACACACACCATGGCGATGATCAATCCATTCACGACTGACAGCTTCTCAATGGTTGCGCTGACCGACGCAATCAACGTGATCCCGAACATGTACGGCAAGACCAATGAGCTGGGCCTGTTCACGGAAAAGGGTGTCCGCACCCGAACCGTGATCGTGGACGAGAAGAACGGCGTCCTGAACTTGCTGCCCACGCGGCCGGTCGGCGCCCCGGGCACGGAAGCGATCAAGGGGCGCCGCAAAGTGCGCTCGTTCGTGATTCCGCACATCCCGCACGAGGACGCCATCCTGCCCGAGGAGACGCAGGGGCTGCGCGCCTTCGGTTCGGAAAACGAACTCGAAGCGCTGGAAACGGTCGTTGCGGATCGCCTCGAAACGGCGCGCCGCAAACACGACATCACGCTCGAAAACCTGCGCATGGGTGCGCTGCGCGGCCAGATTCTAGATGCTGACAACTCGGTGATCTACGACCTGTTCGAAGAGTTCGGGATCGAGCAGAACGTCGTGGACTTTAAACTCTCGAGCAACACGTTCGACGTCAAGAGCGCGGTGCTCAACGTCAAGCGCTACACCGAACTGCATCTGTTGGGCGAGGTGATGCGCGAAGTGCATTGCCTGTGTGCGCCGGATTGGTACGATGCGTTCACGACGCATCCGGACGTGATCACCGCGTTCCAGTTCTTCCAGCACACCGATCTGCCCAACCAGACGCTCGACACCGACAACCGGCGCAACTTCCGCTACGCCGGCGTGACGTTCGAGGAATACCTTGGCCACGCGAGCGACGGCGACGGCGTCGATCACGTCTTCGTGCCGGAAGGCTCAGCCATCTTCTTCCCGCTGGGGACGATGACCACCTTCCGCACCTGGTTCGCGCCGGCGGATTTCAATGAGACCGTCAACACGGTCGGCCTACCGATCTACGCCAAGCTCGAGCCGCGCAAGTTCAACCGCGGCATGGATCTACACACGCAGTCCAACCCGCTCCCGATGTGCTTGCGTCCGGCCTTGCTCACCAAGGCAACGCGGAGCTAAACACGATCCTATGGAAATGCCAGTAGAGTGATCGGCCTTGGTGCGACGGGAGTCGGTGGCGGGCTGCCGACTCCTCGCAAATGCTTCCGCCCCGTGCACACCGTCGCATGTCGGCGGTTTAGGCGTGATGTAGCTATGTGTAAAGTCGGTAGCATCTGTCAATTTAGCTGACTGGATTTCGGCATTTTCGTGTTAGCATTTCTCCATTCTGAGGCGCTCCTGGCCACGTAGTGCGGCACAGTTGGGGGGATGCGATGCGAACTATGGTCTTACTTTCTGTTCTGTTCCTTGCACCGGCAGCCGACGCTCAACTGCCAACGCGAACGTGCTTGTTCCTTACTGGACCAGCCAAAGGGCAAATCCAGACCTTTCCCGAAGCCGCGCCCGTCCCTGTCGGTCAACCCTGCCAGAACGGAATCAATAGTTATGGAGTCGCAGTAGCCGGTGGCTCGGCTGGCAGCTTCAGCATGAACGGTAATGCTCCAGCCTGCCGCGACGTGATCGGTTCTACGGTCGCCTACGAGCCCAAAGAGGACATCCCCAAAAGTGGACTTTCTACCGTTGCGGGGGACCACCCGGTCATCTATCTCCGGAACAGCATCATCGCTTTCTACTCCGTCCCGCTAAAGCGCTTCCTCTACGCCCACGAATGCGGCCACCACGCACTCGGCCAAGTGTTGGGAGCTTTGTACTACCACACGTTCATTGCCCCCCCCGACGAGCTTGCCGCCGACTGCTTTGCCGGGCAGCAGCTAAAAAATAGCGGCCTCATCTCCGCTGCCGATTGGACGGAGGTGTTGACCTTTCTGGCGAGCGTTCCCGGAGATCCAAGTACTTACCCGGGACCTCAACGCGTGAAATTGCTCGCCAAGTGTGTCAATTGAGCGACGGGTAATTCCAACGCCTTTCTGACATGAAAGCATTGATACCTATCTTCGAAGGATCGGACCGAGCCTGAGCGCCTCAAGTGTCCGGGTCGGCTTTTTGCCGCCCATTGGCTGGTTTTCCGCTGACACCAGCACGCTTCTCACGGCCAAGGGTGTCCTTTGCGGTTGCAGACCTAAGGAAGCTGAGGCTCTACTTTTCTTGGCCGCGTGGAACGAGGGAGCATCTGCGGCGAAATCTCCAGCGTCCGCTAGCTCCTCATCGTCTGATCGATCTTCGAACCGACTGCAACGCACTTGGCCGCGTGGTCGCCATCACCCTCTGGCGCCACGGTGACGCCCATACCTGACCTAGTCGGACCGCGCTTCTTCCGTTTTTCCGGCTAGCGGAAAACCACTCCTTCTTCTGCAATGAGCTGGCAAGACCAAGTCGACGATATGCTTACGACGCTGCTCGATCCGGATACCGGGTTCGGCACGCCCTACCTTTACACCTTCAACACTGGTAGCACGCTAGCGAAGTCCGGCTACTTCAACGCCGCCTATCAGAACGTGAAACTCGACGGCTACGGCAGCACGATCACGACGGTCCATCCAGTGCTGGGTGTGAGGCTGGCGGACTTCGCCGGCACCGCGGGCCCGGTGCAGGATGACACGGTCGCTGTCAACGGTATGCACTACGCCGTCTGGGACGTGCAGCCGGACAAGCAGGGCGACCTGCTCAACAAGAACGGCGGCGCGCTCCTGCTCTTGAAGAAACAACCTTAATGCCTGCAGATCATCCCCGGTCCTTGATCCGGGACTACGTTGCCGCGGGCCTGGTGAAGGCGTCCACGCTCGCTGGTGCGCGGGTCTTCGCCAACCGGATCGAGCCGGTCGGCGACAACTGGGCGCCGGCGATCTTCATCCACACGCCCGACGAGTCGGTGGATCAGAAGGACTCGTGGGTTTCAAATGACCCGGACAGTCCGGGCCGGTTGACACGCGAACTGGTGCTCGCTATCGCCGGTCTCCTGGAGATGCCGCGCTCAGGAGTCCCCATCGACCGGCAACTCGATCAGCTGGCCTACCAGATTGAAGCCTTCATGGACTCCGATCCAAGCTTGGGTGGCCTGGCTTCGAAGTCGCTGCTGCAACGCAGTACAGTCACGCTCAAGCCTGGGGGCGTCGATACCGTAGCCATGGTGCAACTTGTTTACTCTGTCACCTACTTCACGAACACCATCACGGCACCACCCGTGGCGGGCGTTCCGCCGACGGAGGTGTTCGTGGGCTTTGCGCCGGACATTGGCGCTGCGCATCAGGCGGACTACATCAAAGTGGTGGGCGGCTAAGATATGGATCTTCTGATTCAGCGCGGCGCCCGGACCGGCGACCTGCAGGATCCGGACACGGCGCGGCTCAACCACCAGGTGAGCAACCTGATTCATCGTGGCCTGATCGTCTCGGTGGACCTCGAGCGCGCGGTGGCAACGGTCCAGGTGGGAGAGGTGCGGACCGCGCCGCTCCCGTGGTTAACGACGCGCGCCGGCGGCGACATCACATGGTGGGCGCCAGAGGCCGGCGAGCATGTGGCGATCCTGTGCCCAGGTGGAAGCTTGTCGCAGGGCGTGATCATTGGCTCGCTCTATTCAGGGGCGAAGCCGGCGCCATCGAACAGTGCGGATCAGAATGTCACGAAGTACTCCGACGGTACGACGATCACCTATGACCGCGCGGCACACGCTTTCACGGTTCGAGCTGTTGGCGCGG